GAGCAACATTAATTGGCGGAATCGCAACCGCATCATTCCTAGTCGCAACCTTTAACCGTTTACTTGATGACGATGAGGAGGAGGCTGTACCTGATTACGATACAATTAGTAGTTATAAAAGAGACACTAATTTAATCATGCCAATCCCCGCCGGGTTGCCTGATTTCTTTAATGATAAAAAAGACACCGGATATTTCAGCATACCATTACCTCTCGGGTACAATTTATTCTGGTCAATGGGTCAGGTAGTTGCAGATACATTTGCAAATAATTACGGCGATATTCGTGGAGGATCGGGAGTAATGGAAGGTGCGAATCGTTTATTGGAGAGTTCAATGAATGCATTTAATCCAGTCGGCGGTGCAAGTATTGCCACAATTGGAACTCCTACCTTTGTAACTCCAATCATTGAATTGTGGGCAAATAAGAATTTCATGGGTCGTGAAATCAGATATAAAGATGATCAATTCGGAGTACCAGAACCTGGACATATGCAGGATCCAAAGAGCACACCCGCACATTGGAATGCATTATCAAAAGGATTAAATGAATTCTTTGGTGGGAATGATGTAATCAAAGGATCATTATCCGGAGGCTTTGGAAGTAAGAATCCATTAATGTACGATCAGGATTCCGATATAAAATTTGATATCTCAGGAAATCAATTCAAGCATATGTTCTATGGATACTTAGGTGGTCCAGGACAACTCTTGGACACCGCATTTGGAGGCTTATTCTCCGCGACTCAGGGCAAGGCATCCATAGACAATGTCGGTCAGGTTCCAATCGTTAACCGTTTCATTCGAGGCACGACCTACGGCTCGCACACCAGAGAATTGTACTACAACCTTCGGGACACAGTTAAGACCGCAGAGAAAGCAGTTAAGGATGCTAAGAAGATAAGTCCGAAAGCCTACAGCTTGGTGAACAACGACCTTCGACCTTTACTCTCAATCAACAGCCAATTAAAAGCATTCGAAGCCCAAAAGAATAAGTTCAGCAGACTTAAGTCAAAGGTCGAAAGTGCAAGTAACCTGACAGAAGCGCAAAAAATGCAACGCATTGCGGACATAGAAGAGAAAGAGTTAAATATGATGGTTACGGTCATCAAGAAAGCACAGTCGCTTGGAATTTCATGAAACAAACAAATTTACGGCTTACAAAAAAACAGGAGGAGAAACTTGTAAAATACGCACTAGAGCGTGTTGAGCAGTTAAAAGAGGATAATAGGGAACGCATTGAGAACGATAAGATTTCGTGGAAAATGTATCACAACGATCGTACAGATCGGGTAGGGTACGACGGAATATTTAGTCACTCTAATTTGTCGGTTCCTATGACCAGCTTAGTGGTGGATCACTTCATGGCTCGCGCTGAAGATGAGATCACAGGTACTTCTCCATACTTTAAATTCGAAGCTCAGGGAGCAGGCGATATCGATATGGCGGAGACCTACGATAAATACTTTAATTGGAAGATTGAGGATCAGGCAAATACCAGAGAGAGACTCGAAGAATCTTACCTCCATTTATTTATCCAACGGGCTTTAGTCCTGAAAGCGGTATACGAAGAAGATGTTTCCACTTGGTACGATTACGAAAGAAATGGACTCTTTAATTTACAGACTCAGGAATTTGAACAGATCCCAGGCCAAGGACCAATAATCGAAGGCGAAGACCAGTTCATTCCAGAAATGAACCCAATGACCGGAGACTCAGAACTTCGACTTGCATCTGATCCCAGTTTCGTAATGACTCCGGGTGTACACGAATTCCAACCACTTCCGGAAGGAGTCCCCACTCAAATGGTAAAGTACAAAGGTCCAAGGTCGGAGGTCGTCGACTCAGATCGTTTCTTATGTCCTAGCCATGCAGAATCTGTACAGGATGCAGATATCATTGTTGAAATGTATGACAAAGATTTGAATTGGGCTAAGGAAATGTTCCTTGAGCGTGAATGGTTAAGCTTTGGAGATTTTTATAATTTATTAAATAAAGACGCTAATCCAAGAAGTCCGATTGAAAAGAATGAGGAAAGAACGGAGAACTTAGATTTCGATTCAGAAGAAAATCCAAGCATGCAAGTACTTGAATGTTGGATGAAAAGAGATGTACTTGGAACCGGAAGCCCTCAGGAATTTTGCATATTCATAGATCCAGAAACAGAAAAACCGATCTTCTATGAATTCGTGGCAAAACTGACTCCCGATAATCATGTCCCCTATACCGTGGTATCGATTGGAAAAGAGCGTAATAAATGGTGTGGTCAAAGTCTCCCCGAGCGAATCAGATCTTTTCAGGAATATGTAGATAAACAATTTAATTCTCAAAGCTATAGGAATGAACTTGCTGCGAACCCGATCATAGGTGTCAACCCGCAGGCCGTAGAAGATGAGCCGGAGGATGTAGAATTGCACGCTGGTAAGATATTTGAATTGAAGGATCAATATACCATTGATGACTTTATAAACTTTGCCGCTGTCCCCAATGTCGATGTTCGAACCCAGGATCTAATTGATTTTGTATTTGGAATTGTCCAGCTATGGCTTGGGGTTTCCAACATGGCACAGGGAGATTTTCAGGCTTTGGCTCCGGCTAATACAGCAACCGGCGTAGAAGCAACCCTTCGCGAGGCATCCAAGATTGGTCGTCGATGGATGCGTAGAATTGTCCGTGGATTTGAGGATCACTTGACTAAGCTTGTACAAGTTTCCATGGCCACCATTGATGAAGAAGAAGTCTTTGAATACATGGAAGGCGATGTCCGTGCATTTGGTGTTATGTCTCCTGATGCGATTAAGGACATTGGAATCAATGTTCGAGTCATACTGTCTCAGGACCAAGGTCAAAGGGCGATAGAGAAAGCGAATTTAGCATTGCAGACCCAGGATCGATACTTCCAATCACCTCCGGAGATGCGTCCATTCATCCGTCCTATGCTCAAGCGTATTCTTGATGCCATGGGATTTGAAAAGACTGATGAATTGCTACCACCTGAAGCACCGGCCGATCCAAAGAGTGAAGCTGAGATTGCTAAGATGTTGGGTGACAACGCTGCATCACAGGGTGAAAGTCCCGAGCCAACCGATGGCGTTCAAGCGGCTACTGCTGGTATGGGTAATAGTAACCCACAAGGCATGAACCAATACCAAGGATAATTTATGAAAAAGTACACTCACGCAAAAGAAAACACTAAAGAACTCCGGTTGGAGCAGAAACGAGCGCTAGATATTAGAAAGATCGATAATCAAACAACCGTGGAGCGTCAACTAGGACACTTCCATCCAAAATTTGGATCATCTCTTGGCACTGGTTACGACGGAACAACGGGCGTTGTTCAGAAAACAAATCGAGCAGGCTCTGTCGGTTCCGCCCCTAAAGCTGCTGAAGTGACATACGAATGGAGCTTTTCTTTTGTCGGAGGCGCTAGCCTTAGGCTCTCTTACATCAGTAAAGTGAGTGGAGTTATATCTTACACACCTATTACGGATAAAGGAAATCACACATTTGATGTGGCTTCTACAAACGCGGGTGCGCCTTCAAGCGTTGCATTCTGGATAGATGAAGCTGCGGATGTACCAGTATCAGACAACTACAGAGTATATTGCGGTTTAGTACCATTCTACAGCACAGATGGAGGTACCACGGGTATAAACTTTGTCACCTTAGACACCGATTCAAATACCAACGAGTTAATTACTGCGGATGTCACTAGCAGTCTTGACAACGCTAAAATCGCTTGGATGGACAATCTTTTCGCTGGGGATACGTCCGTAAATATTTTCTAGAACTAATTTGCATGACCGACCTAGTAGTCTTCGATCAACTCGCGGACATAAAAAAACTGACTACCGATGAATCTTTTATCCATCTGGAAAAACGCTTTCAAAAAGAGCGCGCTCGTTATCTATCAAAGATGCTTGACCGTGATACAACGCCTGAAGAAACACTGGCCATCAAGGCTGTCGTTAACGCGCTTGAAGGCTTATCGCCAATGGCTCTTGCGGAAAAAGTTCTTAAGATCGAAGTAAAAAATCGAAAGGTTTCTCATCCGGAAATGTTTAAGATTAAAAGAAACACAACCGCTTGATAAGGTATTATAAAGAACTGATAATATAGACATGGCAAATATAAATATATCCTGGACGACCATCCCAGCCGACACTTCTGATATAGAAACTTATGAAGTATATGTCTGCGATGCGACTGCTAACGGCCATTTCACTACCGCAGCTCAGCTTCAAACTAAGCTCGACGCTATTCAAGGAGGCGCTACCGCAGGTGCTCAAGGCTTGGAACTTGTAGAGAGTATCACAGATCTTACGGCATTATCCACAAGCTCACCTAAACCGTTGACCACTGGATCTTACCACTTCGGTATCGCAGCAAAAAAC